GGAAGACATACGAGAAGCTGGTCGAGGAGAAGCTGCGGGACATGAAGGTCGGAGTGCAGAGGGCGAAATGAAAGCGTTCCTCCTGTGGCTCTGGGCGTGGGCGGTGTTCATACTGTTCCGATGACGGGCCAAGCCTTCACGCTCGGCATGTTCCAGGGCTTCGCGGAGGTCGAGCATACGGTCCCTCTGGGATGCACGGTAGTCCACAGCAAGCTTTGTGAACTGTGCGGATTGAACATGTTCGTCGAGAACGGGACGCGTTATTGTTCTAAATGTGAGCCGATCATGTTTCCGGAATCGCTGAGCACCTACAACATCGACAAAGAGATTCAGCAGGCCTGGCGCGAGTTGCACCCGACCTCTCATGTCCGCCGCGGGGCACATCCCAGCCTCGGCGACTGGAAGACGAAGCTGTTCTCCGCGTTCGTCGAGTGCGGCCCCCTGTCCTATCGCCAGATGCGGGAGGTGACGGGTCACTGCAGCGTGAACACCATGAAGACGGCGCTGTCGCTGTGCATGTTCGAGTTCGAGCACGTCGGGAGCGTGTGGCCGCGCAGGAGCAGGCTGGGGCACCCCGAGGGATTGTTCCTGCCGCCGGAGATGGCATGTCCGAAGAACTGACGCCGCAGACCGAGTACGAGCCGCTGCCCAAACTGGTCGGCTACTTCGACGACGTGTTCGTCTGCGGCGAGTTCTGCTACCTGATCGTCGATGGCCGCATGTTCTGGCCCCCGATACACTTTTCCGCTTTCACGAAAGGAGCGTTCGCATGAGCGAACCCGTACCAGGACCTCCAACCCCGCCCGAGCCAGTCTTCAAACCCACCGAACCCGTCTGGGTCCAGAACGTTCTGACTCGAATCCTCCACTACTGCGAAGTCATCAACAGCAACCAAGTCGAAATCGAGCACCGCCTGCGCCTGCTCGAAACCTCCGTGGATGCTGGCAACGTCGAACTCACGGCCCTGGCCAACGCCGACGCCGGGATGGCCTCGGCCCTTTCCACGCTCGTCCAGACAGACACGGCCGTGGCTGCAAATTTGCAGTCCGTGCTTACCCAAGAGAACGCAGACTCCTCGAACATCGCGGAGATACTGGCGATTCTCAAGACACCTCCTCCCTCCGCTCCAGCCGTGGCATTTCAGGTTGAAGTGGTCGACGTAAACTCACTCAACCGAAAAGGAGATTCAGACATGGCAAAATCGAAGACTTTCAAACTGAAGTTCAAGGTATCGATCCCGGACAACGGCACGGCGACGGGAACCATCACGGGCATCGTGGACGCGGCCGGCTTGCCGACCTCGTTCGACGCGGGCACCGTACCGACCTGGATATGCGAGACCACGCCGGGGGCGGGCGCGGATCCGAACATCGTACTCACGGTCGCTGCCGACGGCATGAGCTGCGTCGTGGCTCCGGCCACCCCGCCCGCGCTCGTCTCGGGCGACACGATCACGGTGACGGCCACAGGCCCGGTGATGGGCACTTTGACCGGAACCTACAGCCCGGTGAACGTCGTCGCGGGTCCGGCGAGCACGTTCGTCGTCAGCGTCCAGTAGCCGAATGCAGGAACTGACAAAGCGCGAGTTCGCGGCGTTCGTCGTCACTCTCTTGATGGTGGCGGGCGCCGCGACCTACGTCATGTTCTGGTGGGTGCCGTAAATGGCTGTCATCGTAACCGCAAAAGGCCACCGCTTCGACCGCAGCATACCCGAGCCGCTTCCCGCTCACAGGATGCTGTCCCGCGTCTCTCTCAATCTCCCCTCCGTGGTAGACCTGCGCTCATGGTGCGGTCCGATCAAGAACCAGGGCGCCGAGGGTTCGTGCACTGGCAATTCCAGCGCCTCGGCGGGAGAATGGATATTCCGTAAGTATGCCAAGTTCTGGCTCCCGAAGGGCGCTCCGCCAAACCCTCAGTTCTCGGCGCAGTACACTTACGAATGGGAACTGATCACAGACGGAAATTTCCCGAGCGACGCCGGTTCCGACGGCGAAACGGCGTGCGAAGTAGCGATCCTCAAGGGCTTCTGCCCGCTGGCGCTCGACCCTTACGTCGCCGGGCAGATCACGCAGCCTACCGCGGCGCAGGACGCGGCCGCAGGGTTGTATCGCATGGGAGCCTACCACGGCTTGACGGGCTCGCAGGTCATGCAGTCTGTGCTCGGCGATCCGGTGCCGTGGCCCGTTTTGGTCGGCTTCACGGTCTACGATTCGCTGGAGTCGGACGAAGTCGCGGCCACTGGCATCTACAACCCGAACGTGTCGACTGAATCCGTCTTGGGCGGCCACGAGGTGCTCGCCGTTGGCTACGACCTCGGCGCGATTCCCACACTGCGCCCAGCTGCTTGCCCGCCGGCGTTCCTGATCCAGAACAGCTGGTCTGACAGTTGGGGGCTTAAAGGGTTCTTCTGGATGGTGACTTCAGTCATTGATGCGGCCGACGGTTCGACCGACCTCAAAATTACGCACGCAGGTGGAAAATGGTGAAGAAGAAAACCCGCAAGGTCCGCGTCAAGAAGGTCGTTCCGCTCGGGAACGACGTGCACCACGTGGAGTTAGAAATTCACGGCGCGCCCGACTTGCCGAACGTGGAGTTGCCGGCGGAGCCGATCGAGATGCCGGAGGCGGCGCAGGTGCAGAGCGGAGAGGTGGAGGCGCCCCTTGAGGTTCCCGCCCACCACCGCCACTGGTACGACTGGCTGGTCAAAGCGTTCTCGTGATGCTGCTAAGTCTTAACGCATTCAGCAACTTACGCAATTAGATGTGGCCGCCAAACGAAACCACAACAGTCTCAACGATAGACAAGCCAGATTCGTGCGTGAGTATCTGATCGACCTCAATGGTACGCAAGCAGCTATCCGCGCTGGCTATGCTCCGAAGGCAGCTCAAGAGCAGTCCAGTCGACTGCTATCAAATGCTATTATCTCGGCCGAAATCGAGCGTCTCCGCAGTCGGCAGATGGACAAACTGGAAATCACATCTGAACGAATCATCCGGGAACTCGCTTTGCTGGGCTTTTCGAACATGAAGGACTACATCCGCGTGACGGAGCAGGGCAGCGCTCTCGTGGACTTATCTGAACTCGATCGCGACCGAGCGGCTGCGATTCAGGAGATCACGGTCGAAGAATACGTCGAAGGTCACGGGTACGATGCTGAACGAGTAAGGAAAACCAAGTTCAAACTGTCCGACAAGCGCAGCAGCCTAGAACTGCTCGGCAAGCACACCGGCGTCTTTGAATCTGGGACATCAGAGAAGCAGCGCGACTTGGCCAAGGAAGTGAAGAACGCGATGGGATGGAAATGAGCGAAGGCTTCACTGAGGTCTACAAGCTCTTGCGCTGCGGAGACAAGGCTATAGAGTTCCTCAGGAGTGATCCGCGCAACGATTCCCGTTTCACTGTGCTCCAGGGAGCCGTGCGCAGCGGGAAGACTTGGGCGATGATGGCCAAGTTCCTGGGCCTGTGCGCCTACGATGTAAAGGGCCAGCGGCTGTTGACTGGCGCGACAAAAGAAACCGTCTTCCGCAACGTTCTCAACGACTTGTTCGATCTCGTCGGAACCAGCCGCTACACCTACAACCGGCAATCTGGGGAACTGTCGATACTCGGGACGAAGTGGGTAGTGATGGGTGCGAAGGACGAAGGCTCTGAGCGGAACGTCAGAGGAATGACGGTCGGCATTTGGTACGCGGACGAGGTCGTCACTTACCCGGCCAGTTTCATCAACATGGCGCTGAACCGCATGTCTCCGACAGGGGCGAGGGCTTACTGGACGACGAACACGGATTCTCCCTACCACCACGTGAAAGAGATCATGGACCGATTGGTGAAGAACGGAGACATGCGCGTGATCGAGTTCGGGCTAGACGACAACCCGCATTTGGATGAAGACACGAAGGCTTTCCTGCGGCGTTCGTATACGGGCGTGTTTTATCAGCGGTACATCCTCGGCCTGTGGATCGTAGCCGAGGGAGCAATTTATGGGAGTTGCTGGGACGAAAATGCCCTCTGCTACGATGGGCCGTGTCCGGTTGGTCAGGGTGTCGGGGAGGAAACCATCGCCGTAGACTGTGGCGTTGCCCACCCGCAAGTCTATCTGGCCGTGATAGATGACGGGGACACGGTATGGGTTGACCGCGAGTACGTCTGGGAGTCGAGCGAGACGATGCGCCAGAAGACGGACGGGCAGTACGCGGATGACCTGGAAGACTTCATGAAGGGTGGCAACCGCGCAGGCGCTCCCGGTCATCCGCTGCCACATGCCCTTGTGCTGGTCCCTCCAGAATGTGCTTCGTTCGAAGCCGAGCTGACTCTGCGCGGCATCTGGCACACGGACGCGGACAACGAAGTGGCCGACGGGATACGCATGGTCAGTTCGCTGATGGCTCTGAGGAAGATCAAGTTTTCCAGGGAACGCTGCCCGAAGACGATCTCGAAACTTCCAGCTTATGCTTGGGACGACAAAAAGGCCCGACGCGGGGTCGAGGAACCGGTCAAGCAAAAAGACGACGAATGCGATGCCGTGCGCTACATGGTGAAAACGAGGATTCCGAACTGGAGAATCGTAGGCAAGGCCGCGTGACCGTCGCCCACCTGGCGCTGTTCTGCGACTGCGGATGGATGCTGATCTTGGGTAGAATAGGAACGTACCACTGCAAGAACCAGCGTTGCGAGCACTTCCTGGAACCTGTTACCGTGGAGATACAGGCCGAACGGCATGAACTGTCTACAGCTTAACGGTTACACAGAATCCTCGCTGTTGGTTAATTTTTAATGGTCTGCCATCGTGAACGTTCGTAATGAGATTGACATCGGTTACAGAGTAGCCATCGGTCAGAGCAATGAGACGGCCAGCCAAGCGCATGAGGAATTTGCGCATGTTGATAGTCTGCCAAGGTTTATGACCATCAGTGCATACTTTATTTCGCGAAAGACATTCGCAAGCCGGACAAAAATATGCGTGATCTAACGGCAAATTTACAGTTTTGTTTTTCATTGTTTCGCTCCGTCTTTGAACCCGCAGGCTTTGCACGTCCTAAAGCCGTGCTTGAAAGTCTTATCGCCGTGTGGTGCCGTTTCCTGATGACTGACCCATGTATTAGGCCCGACTTGCTTAAAGTTTCCCATGCCAGAACTGGCAGCGGCGAGAACTTCGATTATCCAATCTCTTTGCGTCTTGTCTGCTTTTGCCGCAGCATAGTTAATCTCGCGAAGCCATTCTTTAGTCACGTTTTTAACGAGAAGGCTAGACATTTGATGACCTCGAAAAATCTGGACTGTCGGCATCTTGAACGCCAGTGCATCGTAGATTGTCGAATCTGTAATCATCACCAGTTTCAGCAACCAAATAGCGAATTTTCCCATGACTGTCGTTAGCTGTAGCCCGGATATCCCAATTGCTGTTCTTGTCCTTCGTTCCCATTTGTGTCGATTTAGCCTCGACACGGTAGAATCTCTTGTTTTTATAAGCGACTATGTCGACACCAGAAGATGAAACATTTCTGTACACTTCGTAACCGCGCAAGAGGAGGTCAGCACAAATCCTTAATTCACCTGCTGCCCCCGTATGTTGCTTGCTTATGGTGCGTTGTTTAGTCATGGTTACTATTCTAACCTTTCTAACCTCAAAAGTAAACTAATGAACTGGCAACAGTCTAAACGCGCCGCCGAGGAATACGCGAAGTTGCTGTTCGAGATCGCTCAGCGCTCGTTCCGCGTGCCGCTCGTGGACAGAGAACGGTTCCTCGACCTGTGGAGCTGGCAAGCGGCGGAGCGGATGGTCCTCCAGCGCCTCCACGACACGGCGCGGACCTGGCGCCAGGCGAGCAGGGAAGTGATGCGCGGGCGCGACATCTACCGGATGCTCCAGGCGGAACTCCAGGGGCCGGTAGGTGACAGGGTTCGGGAGCTGGTCGAACAGAACGCCTTGCTGATCAAGACTCTGCCCGAGAACGTGGCGCTGATGGCGTCGAAAGAGCAACAGAGGCGAGCGGTAGAGGGCCAGCGTCCCGCGGACGAGCCATCGCTGCTGAAGCACATCGCCCGCTGGCAGGCGCGCAGGATCGCACGGACCGAGACGGCCAAGGCGCAGTCGGCGCTGACGCAGGCGCGGTCTGAGGAGTTGGACCTGAACTGGTACGTGTGGCGGACTTCGCAAGACGAACGGGTGCGTCTGTCCCACCGCAAGATGCAGGGCGTGCTGGTCAGTTGGAATGATCCACCCTCGCCGGAACGGCTGCTCGGAGAGAAGAATCCTCCCGCTCCGTACAACAGCGGAAACATTTGGAACTGCAGGTGCTACAGCGAACCGCTGCTTAGGCTTGAGCAGGTCGAATGGCCGCACAAAGTGTTCAGGTCGGGAGCCATCCGGATGATGACCTTGGCCGCTTTCCGCCGCATCGCCGGCGTGGAGCAGATGGCGGTGGCCGCGTGACGCCTTTGGTCACCGTCTTGCTCTGCCACAGGAACATTCGCGAATTGGCCCGTACTCTGGCCATCCCTTCGTATCTCTCGCAGGACTATGAGGACCGCGAGTTGGTGGTTGTGGACTCCGGAGACGAGCCGATCGCCGACCTGCTGACCGGCATCGACCACTGCCGCTACTTTCCGTTTCCCGGAAGGAACTTGAGCGAGAAACGGAACTTTGGCGCGAAGGTAGCTTGTGGGGAATACATCGTTCACTTCGATGCCGACGACTGGAGCGGACCGCACCGTATATCAGACCAG